CAACAAATAGAAAAGCAAAAGCTGTTCCAATAAAACCAGCAGTAAATAGCATACTAAAGTCTAAACTAAAAGCATGTTCAGGGCTTGGAATAGCTCCTGCTATACCGTTAAGGTCTTGTAGTCCTGTAACCCAAGCAATGATAGATACTGCAAGAATACCGAGAATCACAGCTCCTGGTACTTTACGCTTATCAAGTACTGCCATGATAATGAAACCAAGACCAGTAAGCAATACAGGCCAGCTTGTGACGTCTCCAAGACCAACAAGTGTTGCTGGATTATCTACCACAACACCCGCATTTTTAAGACCGATAATAGCAAGAAATAGTCCAATCCCTGCTCCGATACCTAGTTTCATACTTCGTGGAATACTGTTGATAATGTATTTTCGTGCGGGAGTAATACTAAGCCCAATAAACACTACACCAGCTACAAATACAGCTGCTAGTGCTTGTTGATAGGTATATCCCATCCCAAAAATCACACCAAAGGTGAGAAAAGCATTGAGCCCCATACCAGGTGCTAGTGCAACAGGCCAATTAGCCCAAAGCCCCATAATTAACGTACCGATTACAGCAGCAATAATAGTCGCTGTAAATACAGCGCCAAAAGTCATTCCACTTCCCTCTGTAGAGAGAATAGCAGGATTTACTACAGTAATATAGGCCATCGTAAGAAAGGTTGCGATACCAGCCATAACTTCTGTACGAATACTCGTACCAGCGGCAGACAACCCAAATAGTTTTTCTAACATATAATTCTCCTGTTAGTTTTTAAATTTAAGCTAATGCTCTGATTCGCTCAACCAAGCGATCAGCGCGTTTAGTAACTTGTCGATACCATCTAGAATCGACCATTTCATCAGCAGCACGATTCCAATCACGAGCATCTACGCCCGCTTTCATGCCTTTGAATTTTGAGAGACGAGGACGTCCCATATTAAACATCATATTTGCAATTACTCGTTGAGCTTCTTCTGGCAAATCGTCAAACTCTGGGTAAAGCTTGTAGCAGTCTGACAAGACTGTTTGGATATCCTGTTCGAAGGCTTCAGCGCATCTATCGGCATCGATAGGCGTTCCGACGGGTAGTCCATGTTCTGGATCGCTCTCAAGCACAAGATGACCAATACCAAAAGTGGGAAGCCCAAGATGATCCAAATAAATTTCGTGAACCTCTCCTTCATCATAAGCAATTTCTTCTCTTAATTTTTCTAAATTCATAATTTCTCCTAATCATAGTTCTTTTTATTGTGTAATTTACGCATATAGTAATCTTCTCGATCACCATCCATTACTTTGCGTAGTTTTTGTGTAGTTTTAATATCTTTATTATCCAAATAAGAAACTCTGGTTTTCCAATTATCTCTTTTTACAGGAATAATTTGACAAATAGGCGTTCCAGCAGGAATAAACACTTCACCTCCTGGCTCTAATTGTGTGTGTAAAAAAGGAATATTAACAACATTGTGGTAATTATCAGAATCAACTAACCCTACTAAAGGAATAATAGGAGATTCTAACCTGTTGCTACAAGGCAAAAATAAGACAGAATAGTCTTTGGGAGTCTCAATAACCCATGGATTCATGTATTTAAGAATGTTCATATGAGCAAAAGCAGCACCTTGAACTTGGGAAGAAGGGTGGCTCTCAATAGGATTCCATTTACTGATTAGCATTTCATTATGCTTGTCAATGAACGGAATAATAACTTTCCCGTCTTCCCTTAGTTGAATTCTAACATCCATATGCATGAGCATGGTATAACCAGCAGTCATAGCATCAAGAAAAGGCATACAACGTTTTACTGATGAAATTTTACCCATTTTTGGGTCTTCAACTTTAGGTGGGATGTTTTTGAACCAGGGTGGTACAACTTTTTTTGAAGGTACGGGAGGTAATACGATTTGTTCTGGAAAATCGTGAATTAGTTTAAATCTAATAGTTTTGTCGGACATATTTCTTACGTGTTGGGTTTAATAAAAGAATCAGGAATATCTTCCTTAGCATTGTAGTTCTTTACTGTACCACAATCACATACATCGCAACCACAAGTTTCACAATCTGGTGAGTAGCAATGGCACGAGTGACCGCACTTTTTACAGGTCCTAGGTTCACCTTGCATTATTTAATATCTCTTCTAGTAAAAGAACAATTCTCACTACGAGTTGTAACCCACGAAAGTTCTTGAATCATACGAGAATACCACATCTTATCATGATTATCTTGAGCTTTTTCTCTATCTTCTCGTAATTGTTCAATACGAATTTCGATATATTCTTCAATAGATTTTTTCTTTGATCTAAGTCGAGTAGGCTTAGTAATTATCTTATCACTAAGAGGTATGCCGAATGAACTGCTCATAATCGCTCCTTGATAAAAGTAAATAACGAATTAGCTATATACTGTTGTGTTAAATGTCCACCATGGACATTATCTCCATAGCAGTAGTCAAGTAGTTTAAAATTTTCTGGATGAAGATTACTATTAATTTTTAGTAAGTCATCGAAAAAATAGTCAATATAATCAGTATTTATAAAGTAAAAAAATACTTTTTGATCTTTATATTTTTTCAATACTGTAGCGTATTTTAAAAAAGCTTGTTTCCAGCTATTACTAGATTCATAACCTCTAGCATCGTGTGGATTACCTACATGATCAAAATTGTGTTTTCTCCATGGGTCTGAAAACTGCCATATAACAAACTCATAAGAACTTAAGTCTAAATTTTCTAAAACTTTTTGTGAATATTCAACAGCTGTAAAAGTATAAGAAAAATCTTCATAACCAATATTAAATTTTTGTGCTAGCAAGTAGGGATAACTTTTTTGTATCTCAATTCCATGAGCAGCAGCATGGCTAGCGCCTAAGTTAACGAAACTCTTTTCATGAACAATAGGTACTCTTTTGCCAATAAGCTGCATTCATACTTATCTACGATTCAAACCACGGGTGTGTTTTTGACTCTTAGGAGGCGATTTTTTAGATCCTTTAGGTCCTGCCCAATATACTTTATCGGCCCAATAAGCTGCTGACATCTTTCCTTTGGCGATATTGCGAGCATGGCGCGCTTTAAAGCTTCTTCTCGCCTCTGGAGAGTAATTATGCCCCATTGAAGAATCTCCGAAATGTATAAGTCGGACTTTATCGCCTTCTTTTGCGAGGACCATTCCTTTTTTGCCTGCTCTGTTTGAGCGTTTTGGTTTGTTGAATCCATCAAATGTTGTACCTCTATATTGGATTTTACCGCTAGGTGTGCGTTTCACTCCTGGATATTTTGACATTGCTATATCTCTCTTTAATTTCATTTACAATCTGCCATTGGCGATGTGTAAGTTGTGGGTATTTGCTTTGAGCATTTATACACCCAAGTATAAATTCTTTTTCAGCATCCGTCAAAGTTTGTTTATCAAAGAAATCTTTCAATGGTTTTTTAATTCTTCTTGTCATTAATACTTCTCAACAGGAAACTCTTTAACTTCTTTTTTCTTTTCGTTTTCTGGAAGGTTATAAATGAACGGATCCTGTTTCATAATTTCAGCTTTTTTCTTTTGAAATTCACGTTCAAACTTCCACTCTTCATACCAATCAAGTATTTTTTTGAGCATCAGATATTCTCCTATTTATCTTATCAAATATAAGTTTATTAGCATTTTCATTTAAATGATTTACAACTCCACTTTCAGAAATAAAGTGTTGTCGTATTTCAAGCTCTTCATCAGTAATAACTAAAGCGTTTGCTGCGTTTAATTTTGTTTTTATTTCTTTTTTAATTAGATTAGAAATAGTTTGATAATAATTTGAATTAAATGAGTATCCATACCAAAGATAAGAGACCCATAACTTTACGTTAAAAATATTTTTTAATTTTTTTACATGATACTGTAAATCAGAAAATAATAAATCACAGTTGTTATGAAGTTCAGACTTATGATGTATTGGGTGTTTTGGTACAAAAAGTCTAAAATCATCTGTAAAACAAACAATAATTACATCAAATTGCGATAAATCAGTAGACTTAGCTTGCTCAAGTATCTTATATTGAGAAACTCCAGCTTGAGCTAAATTACTTACTTCATACTTTTTAGATAATAGATTAGGCCACCCTTGATAAGGTATATCTACTACACTCCAATCAGCAGCAAAACTATCACCGAGAATCAGTATTTTCATGTAACGCTGTAAACTGTGCTCTTCTATTCTTTAAAAGGGGTAAAAAAGGTACAGCATCTTGTTCAAAAACTATAGGATCAGCACCGTCAATAGTCATAATAATAGCAATGTCTCTAATTCCAGTTCCATACATCTCATTATGAGCAACAGCATACGCACACCCTTGAATGTAGTAATCTGTAATTTGTTTAGAAGATTTTTTCTTTTTTGATGTTTTAAAGTCGATAATAGTAGGTTTACCTTTCCAGATACCTACCATATCACATCTTCCAGCATATTGATACTTGTTAGACCATAGTACTTGTTCTTGTCCCCAAACTTCTTCAATACCGCGCTCAGTAGCACGAATCAAGTCTCGACTCATTTGACGAACATCTATACGCTCATTAAATATCTCATCCCAAACATCTTCACCATTAAAATGTCTTTCAGCATATTCATGAACAAGAGTACCTCGATCTGTTGCTTCTTTTGAAACTCGTCTAGCTTCTTCTTCGCCTACCTTATCAATCCATTTTTGTAACCAAGTATTATCAGCAGTTTTACCTAAAATAGTAGTAATAGAAGGATAAGACCCATCAGGAGTATGATACGTCCTACCTGTAGGTAAAGTGTCCGTGTCTACTTCAGTTGTATAGCTGAACTTCTCTTTTGAAATCTTCCACAGTGTTGACAATAGGTTTTCCTTTAGCATTTAGACTAGTGTTTATTAAAATTGGATAACCTTTTTGTCTGGTTAATTCCAATACACGATTTAAGAACGAGTTTTTAGACGAGTTAGTAATTTGAACTCTTGCGGTTTTATCATGAGTCATAAAGTTACCTCCCACAATATCAGCAGTAAACAACATCTCAAAACTAGGTTCATAAATAATAAACCAGTCTTCGGCTTCTTTTTGCTGACAAACAGGAGCATAAGGTCTCCAAGAGTCTGTATCTCGTTTTTTTATAACATTTAACTTTTTAATATTATCATCAAAAGGAGCACATAGCAAGGAACGATTTCCAAGAGCTCGTGGTCCAAACTCTGCTCGTCCTTGTATCACCGGAACAATCTCACCTTTGATGATTTTATCTGCTACTTCATCTGGAGTTTGC